ATCTCGCGTTAATTTTCGCGAAATTACCTACCCCCCCTATAAAACAGGAAAGTTATAAATGATTATACAAAAAATACCTATAAATAAGATTAATCCTGCTAAATATAATCCCAGAAAAGATTTACAGCCGGATGATCCAGAGTATCAAAAACTTAAAAAATCTATTGAAGAATTTGACCTTATTGAACCTCTTGTCTGGAATAAACGCACTGGCAATTTAATCGGTGGCCATCAAAGATTAAAAATACTTAAAGAAAATGGGATTACCGAAGTTGAATTATCAGTTGTTGATTTAGATGATGTAAAAGAAAAAGCTTTAAATATAGCTTTAAATAAAATACAAGGTAAGTGGGATTTTCCGAAGTTAAAAGATTTGCTGCAGGAACTCGATACAGGGGAATTTGATATCGGTATTACTGGGTTTGATGAAGACGAAATAGAAGATTTAATTGATAAATTTGCAATCCAGAATATTGATGACTTATTAAGTGATCTTGATTTATCCGAAGCAATAGAGAAACCTATCTGGCTTGTAATAAGAACTAAAAAGGAAAATATTGAGTTTATTGAAGGAATAGCCTCAAGTTTAGAACAAAGAGGAATAAAAGTTGAAAAAAGCTATAACTTGGAATAAAACAGATAATTCCAATAAATGGTATAAAATAAATTTAAGAAGAAAGTATTTACCCAAAAATGCTAAAGTCCTTGATTTATTTTGCGGAAACGGGGAAATTTATAATCACGTTTATAAAGGTAATATTTTAGAATATATCGGTATAGATAAAAATAAAGTCCATGATAACAAACTATGTGTAAAAACTAATAACTTTATTTTTGTTTCCAAAAATAATATAAGTCAGTTTAATGTTTTTGATCTCGATGATTGGGGATCACCCTGGAAACTTTTTTATCTTATATTAAAAAAATGGCAAGGAAGTAAAGCAACATTTTTTATAACGGACGGATTAAAATTGCATCAAAATGTAGATGGTAATATTACTAAATGGGTATCAGCCACAGAACAAATTCCTTCTAAGATGAATGTTCCTGGACTTAGTAGATGGTATATAGACATATTTGCAACAATGCTTTTAGATATTCAAAAAAGATTTAATTGCAAAGTGGAAAATCCAGTTTATCTTTTCAATGATAGAAAATCAGTTTGTTACTGGTCGTTAAATATTATAAAAGTATAATAAAAAATTTAATATTAGTATTGACAATTATATATAATATTGTTATTATATTACCATAGTTAATATTTATTTGGAGGTAATATAATTGTTAATACAAAATCTTAAAATCTCAGAAATATATCCTAATCCAGAACAGCCAAGAAAGACTTTTAAAAACAATAGTCTTGAAGAACTGGCCAATTCAATCAAAGAAAATGGACTGATACAGCCAATAACAGTAGTTAAAAGATCAGGCTATATGATAGTTTCAGGTGAAAGAAGATACAGAGCTTGCAAGCTGCTGAATATGGAAGTTATAAAGGCAATAGTCATAGATGCAACAGACAAGAAAGTACAAGAACTGGCGTTAATAGAAAATATTCAGAGAGAGGACATGAATGCAATAGAAACTGCCCTAGCTTATCAGGATCTTTTAAATTCAGGACTGACGATAGATGAAATATCTCAGAAAATAGGTAAAAAAACTCAGCAGATTAAATTTTATCTGCAATTAGCAAAATTAGATCCGATAATTCAGGAAGCAGTTAAAAAAGGAATAATAAATATTCATATATCATGGGAACTTGCTAGGCTGGAAGATTTAAATGATCAGGTTTATATCTTTAATAAAATAGTTAATTCACAGCTAAAAGCAGCTGAAGCCGGATCTTTTATTAGCGCATATATAAATAGCAAAAATCAAATATCTTTTTATGTAGAAAAAGAATCAGGCAATAAACAACATACAGAATTAAAAAACAGCTTAAATGACACTATAGAAAATACAGCAAAGATCATTAATAAAGTTTTTGACAAGCTTGAGGCTGATAAGCATTTTAAAGCAGATGATATTCTGATTCAGAAATTATCTTTACTGGGAAAATCAATAAACAGGCTACAGAATGTTTTAGATACTAATAAAAGGAATTCAGAATTACTTAACTCATTAAAGGTGGTGAGTTAAGATGAGGGTAATCTATACACCGGCCGGAAAAGCAAGAGAGTATTCACCTTTAGCACTTAATATTTATAACGGATGTTCCAATGCATGCAGTTATTGTTATGTGCCAATATTCTGCAAAAAAGACAGGGAAAGCTTTAAGAAAGCCTTTTCCAGGGATATTTTAAAGAAACTTGAAATTGATTGCAGGGAACTGCAGGCCTTAAACAATGAACAGCATATACTTTTAAGTTTTGCATGTGATCCTTACCAGGAAATAGATAAGGAACTTAAGATAACACGAAAGGTAATAGAAACTCTTAATAATTATGGCCAGCCTTTCCAGGTGCTTACAAAGAATGGAAATCTGGCAATAAGAGATTTTGATTTATACAAAAAAACGGATTGTTATGCAACTACTTTAACACTGGACAATGAAAAAGATAGTTTGTTTTTTGAACCAAGGGCAGATCTTCCTGAAGTAAGGATAAATTCATTAGTGGAAGCAAAAAAAAGAAATATAAAAACCTGGGTGAGTATAGAACCGGTAATATTTCCTGAGCAAAGTTTAAATCTCATAAAAAAGTCGATTGGATATGTTGATCTTTTTAAAATAGGAAAGCTAAACCATTTTAAGGAAATGGAGAGCAAAATAGACTGGAAGCAGTTTGCAGAAAACGCAATACGAATAATGGATGATAACAATAAAGCATATTATATTAAAAAGGATTTGGCAGTTTATTTAAACTAAATTAATAAAAAAAATAATTTTAAAATTATCCGCTTCTCAGAGAGGCGGTTTTTTATTTGGAGAGTTATGCAAGCAGGACGAAAACCAAAACCAACAAAACTAAAATTAATAGAGGGTAATCCAGGCAAAAGACCGCTTAATCTTAATGAACCAAAACCAAATCCAAATATTCCAGAATGCCCGGACTGGTTGCTTGATGATGCCAAAGAAGAATGGAAGCGAATGTCGGTTACACTTCAAAAACTTGGTATGCTAACTTTTATTGATAAGGCAGCCTTTATGGGATATTGTCAAGCCTATGCTAAATGGAAAAAAGCTGAGGAATTCATAAAGCAACATGGCTTTACATATAAGTTCCCTAAAAAAGATAAGGAAGGAAATGTTATCTCTATCTATATAGCACCGTTCCCAGAAGTAGGAATAGCAAGGGCAGCATTAGAACAGGTTCGGCAATTCTGTTCTGAATTTGGTTTAACACCATCAAGTCGTACAAGATTAAGCATGAAACCCGACAGCGAAGATGAAGAACCTATGGCAAAAGTATGGAATAAATATAAAAAGAGGGCCTAAGATGTTATGTATAATGATTACTATGCACAAAAAGCCATTGATTTTATACAAGCTCTTACTCATGTAAGTGGACGGTGGGCCGGCAAACCTTTTATACTTTTAAAATGGCAAAGGGTTTTAATTAAAAAGTTATTTGGTACTGTTGATGAAAATGGAAAGCGTATCTATAGAAAAGCCTATATAGAAATTCCCAAAAAGGACGGTAAATCTGAACTCGGCGCAGCAGTAGCACTTTGCTTATTAATCTTTGACGAAGAAGAAAGTGCTGAAGTTTATTCTGCTGCCGGTGATAAAAAGCAAGCTGGTATAGTTTTCAGGGTTGCTAAGAGAATGGTTGAAAAATCTAAATATCTCAGCAGTACCCTTAAAATAGTTGATTCACAGAAACGAATTGTTTATTACGAAACAAATAGTTTTTATGAGGTTCTTTCATCAGATGTAAAAACTAAACATGGATTTAATGTTCATGGAAATATATTTGATGAACTCCATGTCCAGCCTAATAGGGATTTATGGGACGTGCTTACAGAAGGTTCTGGCATTGCAAGGGAGCAGCCATTAACTTTTGTAATGACTACAGCAGGTTTTGATAGAAACTCAATATGCTGGGAAATACATAATTATGCTTTGCAGGTTATAAAAGGAATAACAAAAAATAAACATTTCCTTGCAATGATTTATGGCCTTGACGATAAAGCCGATTATGAAGATGAAAAGAATTGGTATAGGGTAAATCCTGCATTGGGTACTAAAGAACAAGTAGAAGCAGGAATAAAAGTTGTTGAAAAATTTGTTAAACTTAAAGGTAAGACAACTGGTTTGAATAGGGAAGAATTAAAAATATTTCGGGATTTAAAAATTCTTGATATTGACCGGTTCAGGGAAGATTTTAACGAAGCAAAGCAAAAACCAGCAGCAATAAATAATTGGAGGCGGTTAAGGCTTAATCAGTGGACATCACAGGAAACGGCATGGCTTCCGGTTGAAAAATGGAACGAGTGCCCAAACAAAATAGATATTAAATCATTAAAGGGTAGAATCTGTTATGGTGGCCTTGACTTATCAGCGACCACAGATTTAACATCTTTTGATTTGTTGTTTCCACCCTTAGATGGGGAAGATGAAGTAAAAATCTTATCATTTAACTTTATTCCCAAAGAAAAGATGTTTGAGAAAATTAAGACCGATAATGTTGATTATGGTGTTTGGGAAAGGCAAGGACACATTATAGCAACAGAGGGAAATGTTGTTGACTATAATGTTATACAGGCAAAAATTGAACAATGCCTGGAATTATACCAAGTACAGTCAATAGCTTACGACAGATGGAACGCAACCAAACTGGTACAGGATTTAACGGCTTCTGGCTATGAACACATGATTCCAATAGGACAGGGTTACCAATCCTTAAATGCTCCGAGTAAATATCTTGAAACCTTAATACTTGATAAGAAGTTAAATCATGGCAACAATCCAGTTTTAAGGTGGGCATTTTCCAACGTAATGATTATTACAGACCCGGCTGGAAATATTAAACCGGACAAAAGTAAATCTAAACAAAGAATTGATCCAATAGTAGCTGGGATTATGGCTCTTGATGGTGTAATGAGAAATGAGGACACACCATCAGTTTATGAAGAACATGGAATTACATTTATTTAAAAAAATGGGGAGTGCCTGTTTCGCTCCCCAGACCTAAACAGGAGGTTAAAATGAAATTTCAAAAAGGACATATTCCTTGGAATAAGAATAAAAAATTTTCCAAAGAAACAAAAATTAAAATGAGTTTAAATCATGCAGATGTTTTTGGTGATAAAAATCCAATGTTTGGAATTCATAGATTTGGTGAATATAATCCACATTGGAAAGGCGGGAGAAGATTAAGTAAGGAAGGATATGTTTTAATTTTTAAGCCAGACCATCCAAACGCAACTTGCGATGGTTATATTTTAGAACATCGTCTTGTAATGGAAAAACACCTAAGCAGGTATTTAAAACCAGAAGAAATTGTACATCATATAAATGAAATAAAAGATGATAATAGAATAGAAAATTTAATATTATTTAATGGTATTAGTGAACACAGAAAACATCATGAGCAATTATTAAGAATTGGTTAATAGATTAATTAGAATTTAATATAAATAAAAGCACTTGTGAGCAAGTGTCTTTTTTATTTGCAGAGGCAATAAATGGCAAGAAAAACATTCATACAAAGATTCAGGGAATCAAGAAGTTTATTCCAAGAAGCAATTTCAAGTTTTTTAAGGGGTGATGATTACGGTATCGATTATTTTGGTTCAAACACAAGATCGGGTGAATTTGTAACCGAACGCTCGGCATTAAAAAGTACAGCAGTTCAAAGAGCTGTTAGTGTTATTGCCGATACAATAGCAGGACTTCCGATACATACTTACAAAAGACTTGTTAAAGGCAAAGAACGTGCAATAGATAATCCCGTATACAGGTTGTTACACGACAAGCCTAATCCTTATATGATACCGTTTATTTTTAAGCAAACTATGCAATATCACCTTCTGTTGTGGGGCAACTGCTATTCTGAAATTGAGTTTAATTCCAAGGGTGTACCGATAAATTTATGGCCAATTATGCCTGATAGGGTGGAGCATAAAAGGACACAGGATTTAAAACCCTTTTTCGAGATAAGGCTTCCTGATGGTACAAGTCAAAAATTACCTCCTTATAAAGTTTTCCATATTCCGGGACTTGGCTATGATGGCACAAAAGGTTACCCTCCGCTTTACATGGCACGGGAGACAATAGGACTTTCAGTAGCATTACAGGATTTTGGTTCGATATTCTTTTCAAACGGCGCAAATATTGGTGGAGTATTGGAACACCCAGGTAAGCTTAATGATGTAGCTAAGGCAAATTTAAAAAAGTCAATAAACGAGGAGTATTCGGGATTATCTAATGCGCATAGATTAATGCTTCTTGAAGAAGGCATGAAATATTCTACAACTTCAATGCCTTTAAAGGATGCACAATTTATCGAAGGCAGGAAGTTTCAGATAACAGAAATTGCAAGGATATTTAATATCCCTCCTCACATACTTTATGATTTAGAACATGCTACCTTTACCAATATAGAGCATCAGGGAATTGAATTTGTAGTTTATACATTAAGGTCATGGCTTGTAAGATGGGAAGAAACTATAAATTGGAAGCTGCTTTATAACGACCCTAAATACTTTGTAGAATTTTTGGTTGATACGCTACTGCGGGGAGATACAAAGACAAGATTTGAAGCCTATGCAATAGCTCGTATGTGGGGTTGGATGAGTGCCGATGATGTGAGGGAAAAAGAAAATATGAATCCAATACCCGATAATGGCGGAAGTATTTATTTATCACCTTTGAATATGATTAACGCAAGCGATTTAGTTAATCAGGCTCAGAAAGTTATAGGGGCTAAACCAAATCCGAGCATTCCAGGTGATGTAACACAAGATAGTTTAATTTCAACCTATAAGGAATTAGCAAGTAAAAAGTCTGAATCCCAAAAACAAAAGGTTGCAGAACAATATAAGGGTCTATTTGTTGATATGTCCATAAGGATAATTAAAAGGGAACGGATTTATATAATCCGTGAAGCTAAAAAGTATTTTCCTGAAAATCCGCAGTTATTTAATGATTTTTTAGATAAGTTTTTTAAAGAGCATATAGTCTACGTATCAAAACAATTAAAGCCGGTAGTTTCAAGTTATTCTCAGGCCATATCTGAACTTATAAAAAATGAGATTAATTTTGATGATGATATAAATTCTAACATTGATAAGTTTGTTGATAGCTATTCAAAGAATGAAGCTTCTGCATATTCCGATGAACGTAAGAATGAAATACTGAGCTTAGTTTCTGGTAAATTTAAAGATAATGAAGAATTGATTGAAGCATTTAATGATAGCTTTACTGGCTGGGAAGATGAAAAACCATACTATATAGCTGATTATCAGACGTCAAAAATTATAAACGAAGTCCAGGCATTGGTTTATGGGCTTGCCGGAAAAGAATAAAAAGATTTAACAATTTAATATAAATTAAGCCTCTATTTAGGGGCTTTTTTATTTGGGAGGAAAAATGAAACCAATAGAAATAAGAACTTTTGCAGCAGAAATAAGGGCAGCTGGAGAAGATAAACCGAAGATAACAGGTACTGCATGTGTATTTAATGTAATGTCGGATGACTTGGGAGGTTTTAGGGAAATTATAGATCCCTGGCCTTTTGGAGATTTGATTCACACCAATGATGTCTTTGCCTTGATAAATCATGATGCAAATTTTGTTTTAGGCAGAAATAAAAGCGGAACGCTAACTTTAGAAGAAAATGAAAAAGGGCTTGATTTTGTAGTTGACCCTCCGAATACTACTTTTGCAAATAATTTAATAGCAAGCATGATAAGAGGGGACATGAATAAATGTTCTTTTGCTTTCAGGGTTGCTGATGATAGCTGGGAAACAATAAATGGGCAGGATATAAGGCACATTCATAAGTTTGCAGAATTATACGATGTCAGCGTGGTCACGTACCCGGCATTTTATCAGACCAAAGCCCAGGTAAACGGTAAAGATGTAACACCTCCAGAGCAAATCTATGCAGAGTATCGAAGTAAACAGACCCAGAGTGAGGAATTAAAGAAGCAAAAAGATTTAGATTTAGCAAAAAGTATTGCAGAAAAAGAATTTAGAGATAGAAAAATTAACATTCTATCTTTATAAATTGCCCTGCTTAGATAAGTAGAGCAAGTCAAACGTGATTAGAGAATCACAAACAATATCAATTTAAAGTAAAGGACAGAGAGATGAAAAATTTAGCAGAACTTAGGAAAAACCTTACAGAGATGATAGCAGAGGCAAGAAGCCTTAACAAGGAAAGCTTTGCAGAAGGTGAAAAGGAAAAATTTGATGCAAAGATGACCGAAATTGAGGAGCTAAAAGCATTAATAGAGCGTGAGGAACGAGTTCAAGCTCTTGAAATGGATAATCCTATTATAGAGGATAAAGCTAATAAACCCAATGAACCGGAGACAAGAGGATTTAAGTCTTTAGGTGAACAGCTTTCAGCAATTATAAAGGCCTGCACACCAGGTACAAGAAGCATTGATGAAAGGTTAATTGAAACAAGGGCAGCCTCTGGAATGGGAGAAACTGTACCGGCAGACGGCGGGTTCTTCATCCAACCCGATTTTGCATCAGAGCTTTTAAGAGATGCTTATGAAACTGGAATATTGGCATCAAGAGTTAGAAGGCTACCAATAGGCGCAAATTCTAACGGTTTAAAAATTAATGGTATTGACGAAACATCAAGAGCAGATGGCTATAGGTCGGGTGGTATACAGATTTATTCAGCAGCAGAAGCTGATACAGTAACAGCTAAAAAACCGAAATTTAGACAAATTGAACTCAAATTAAGTAAGATTTTGGGTTTATGTTATCTAACCGATGAACTCATTGAAGACACTACAGCACTGGAAAGTTATGTAAGCGAGTTATTTATTGAAGAGTTTGGATTTAAACTTGATGATTACATAATGAATGGTACTGGAGTTGGAGAGCCTCTGGGATTTATGACCAGCAATGCAAAAATAACTCTAACAAGAGATACTACAGTTACGGTTAAGTTTGCTGATGTAAATAACATGTTTGCAAGAATGAAAGCAAGATCAAGAGCTAATTCAATATGGTTGGTTAACGAAACTCAAATCGAACCTGCACTTAGAACCATGACGGTTACTGATTATATACCTGCTTATTTACCTCCAGGTGGACTTTCTGTATCACCTTACGGAACATTGCTCGGCCGTCCCGTTATACCTATCGAGCAAGCTCCTGCTATTGGTACAACCGGAGATATAGCACTTGTTGATTTAAGCAAATATCTAATGATTGACAAAGGCGGAGTTCAGACTGCCTCATCTCTGCATGTAAGATTTTTATATGATGAGCAGGTTTTAAGGTTTGTTTATAGGGTAGATGGTCAACCAATGAACTATGCACCACTTACCACAAAATCAGGTGTAACGGTCAGCCCGTTTGTAGTTCTGTCTACAAAATAATTTATCTATACTCAGGGTAGTTTTTAATTAATCTGCCCTGAGCTTCATTATCAATTTTATATTTAGGAGAAATAAAATGAATATAAATAAAGTAAATATAGTTGAGGCATTAGTACCTCAAACCGGAGGAACAAATACAGGTGATTATATTAGCCTGAAAAACGTCATTAAGGCGTTTGTAGTTGTACATCTTGACCAGGGAGATGCAGATACAGCAGTTATTACTATTGAGGAGGCTACAGCAGTAGCTGGAACAAGCCATACTGCAATTACTAATGTTGTACCTATCTGGTCAAATCTTGATTGTGCAGACAGTGATGTACTGGTTTCAAGAACAGCAGCAGTCAGCTATGAAACCGATGCAGGTGTAAAACACAAAATAGTAATATTCCAGATTGACCCTGCAATTCTTAGTGATGGTTTTGACTGCATAATGGTCAAAGTAGTAGTAGGCGCAGCCAGCAAGGTATCAGCTCAATATATACTCGAGCAAAGGTATTCAGGCGCAGTCGAGATTTCAGACTAAATTAATATCATAAAATTGGAGGGCTTTAAAAGGCCCTCCATCTTTGAGAGGTGTAATATGAAAAATTTTATAGAAGGTATCCTATCTGGGATAGACTTATCGGCAGGTGATATTACCCTAACAGATGAGCAGTGTAATAACAAATATCTGGTTGTATCAGTAGGCCATGCAAGTAATGCTATTATTGCACCTCAAATTGCAGGGTATAATTTCATCGTAGTCAATAAGGATTTTTTAAGAAACGCAATTATTAAAGTTGCCGGATTTACTGGAGTTACGGTATCACCACAAACAGCTAAAAGAGTACGTTGTAATGGTACAGATTATGCACTTTATTTAATAAGAAAATACGACATTATTTCAAGCAGTGCCACTACAAGTATAAGTTCTTCACCGTCAGCCAGTATTTCAGGCAGTGCTACTACAAGCCCGTCATCATCTGCAAGTAGTAGTCCAACTACCAGTCCATCAGAATCAATAAGTGGTTCACCTTCAGAAAGTATTTCCAGTTCACCATCGAGCAGTCCAAGTGAGTCTATATCTGGAAGCCCGTCTGAAAGTGCAAGTAGTTCGGCTTCATCAAGTGCAAGCAGTTCGGTAAGCAGTTCACCATCGGAGTCAGCTAGTTCAAGTGCGAGCAGTAGCCCGTCTGCTTCTTCAAGTGGAAGTCCATCTACAAGCCCAAGTGAAAGTATTTCTGGTTCGCCATCTGAAAGTATTTCTGGCTCGCCGTCAAGCAGTCCATCAGAATCGGTTAGCGGAAGTCCATCAACTTCTATAAGCTCCAGTCCATCATCTTCTCCGAGCGTAAGCCCTTCATCGGCAGCAGGAGCAGCAGACTGGTTTGAAGCTTCTTCAAGAATTGATGTAATTGGTACACATACCGGAGATTTAACAGACACTTATACGGAAGATGATAATGAATTTGTTATAAACGAAGTTGCAGGTTCAACACCTGGATTTGATTACCACTTCTATTTTGGTGAAGACGACCCAGTTACAAGGACACTGCTTAAAGTCAATTTCTTAGCCTGGTATGAGGGTATTAACGCACATAAAATTAAACTACAGCAATGGAACTATAGTACATCGGCATGGGTAAATGTTACATCAAATACAACTGATTTTCCTGATGAAACTGAAGAGAATACCTATGGTTTTAATTTGATAGACCATCCGCAATATTTAAGTGGTGGAATAATAAGGCTTAGAATTTATCAGGTTCAGGAAGGTGTTGCCGGACATCATTTCCATATAGACCAGATGTATCTTGAAGAATTGCCTTCAGCAAGTCCGAGTTCAAGTCCATCAGCTTCATAGGTGATTTAATGAAACAAGATATAGAAACGGAAATGTTTGAACCAGAAGAAAATATGATATTACCAAAACCTAAAAAGAAAAGGAAAGATGACGGATTTATCAATACTTATACCAGCCCGAAACGAAATATACCTGGCAAAAACCATCGAAAACGTATTAGAAAATATACGAGGCAATACTGAAATAATTGCTGTAATTGATGGCTTTACAATACCAGTTCCAGATATTCCAAAAGACTTGCGGGTCAAGATAATAGAACATAGTCGGCCTATGGGACAAAGGCAATCTATAAATGAAGCAGCAAGGGTATCCGAAGCTAAATTCATTATGAAACTTGATGCCCACAGTGCAGTTGATGAGGGT